GAACAGCAGTTAGTGTCTTAAATGTAGAACCTGCTGCAGTAGCACCCCATGAAGTAGTACCTGTTACTGCAGTTGGGTGATCCATCCACCAGATGTATTCTGAACGACTGTTGATTGCATCTTTGTAGTAGTTATTTGTACCATCAGATTTTTTACCATCAGATGCTTTTGAAAGGAATGCAAATTTTTCTAGAACAGTACCAGCTGTACCAGTCCACAATCCGTCTTCATCGATAACGATTACATGCACTTCATCACCAGATCCACCTACGCTTGCAGCGTATGTAGAAGTAGCAGGTGCAGCATCAAACTCAGCTGCATATGTCCAACCAGTGAAACCAGCAGCATCTGCCATAGAAACTTTTAGGCTATTACCTAGAGTTCCTGGATATTTTGCAGCCCACTGACCAACAACACCAGCACCAGCAGAATAGGTAGAAGTATAATCTTCACCATTCATAATCTTAACACCAGCAGTTGAAATAGTCGCTGTTGCAGTTGCAGTAGTTCCAGATGGAGGTGCAGCGACAGTAATAGTTGGAGCAGAAGAGTAACCAGAACCATTGGCAACAATATTGATGCCAGTGATAGTTGAGGAACCTACTGTAACTGCACCAAGTGTTGCTGCAGTAGTTGGTGTGCCACCAGATAAAGTTACTGTTGGAGCAACTTTATAACCAGATCCACCTACACCCACTGTAATTGAAGCAACAGTTTGTTGTGAAGTGTTGCTAAAAGTTAATCCAGTTGTAGTGCCTACGCTAGTGACAATTGCGACATCAGCTGTAGTAGTTAGAGTAAATCCTGTTACGGAAGCACCAGAACCAGTGATGGCAGAAACCTTGTATGTAGTTGGAGTTGAATAACCAGTAATAGTAGCTGTACCAGATATTGTTCCAGAAATAGCAATTAAATCACCAACTGTTATCGTAGTTGCAGTGCAAGTAAACTGACCACCAGTGCCAGAAACTGCAGCACCAGAAATAGTTGGTGTAGTCATTACTGCAGTAGCAGTAGCATTACTACCTGTATCGCCTGATGCAGTAGTAATTGTTACAGATGGAGCAGAATCATATCCTGCGCCACCAGATGAAACGGCAATCGCAGTAATCGCACCACCAGATAATACAGCAGTAGCAGTTGCTTGTAATCCACCAGTGATATCTGGAGTGGAAATAGTTACAGCAGGTGCTGCAGCAGTGGAAGTATAACCAGAACCAGCAGCTGTAACGCTGATAGTTTGAACACCACCAGTTTGAGTAGCCACCGCATTCAAGTGTCCAGCGTCTGCACGAACTAGTAATAGGTTATTTGTATAAGATAGGAAGTTCGCAGCAGTGAAGAAAGAATCAAAGTTACTATCGTTTGGTTTACCGAAACGACGAACTAACTCGTTTTCAGAACCAACAGTGCTAGGCTCCATAACTGGACCCCACGGAAATGCACCAGCAAATGCACCAATTGAAGATGATACGGCTGGAACGATAGAAGTGAAATCTTTTTCTACAACTGCAACGCCTGGAGATAGTTGAAACGGCATTGTATTTCTCCTTGTTAATAAGTTTTACTTTTAGACAAAATTCATGTCTACATTTTATTTAGTTTTTACACGATTTCTAGAAGTTTAAAGGAGGTTTTTCTGGACCACCATCGTCATAAAAACCAAATGGAGTAAGTTCTTCTTCGATAGCCTGCATTTGTTTCTTATACATAACTTCTCTGAGGTTTACATTATTTAGGTCTTTAAAATACGAGTTAGTAGTCAACCACCCAAACAACACTAGAGGCATAACCAAGTCATCATGATAGCCTTCGTCTGCTTGATAAGATCCCTTAGTTTCAATAAATGTAGAGATCTCTGATATAGTGTCTGCGTCTTGTATTAATAGTTTCTTTTCTTCAACTAGTGCCTTAAAATTATGACACCCAATTCTTTTAATTTTCTTATCTGTCATTACACCTAGCTGAGTTTTACCACCACCGAAACCACCTGAAACAGTCTGCCCAAGAGCATGTCTTGTAACAAACAAAATGTTTTCGTACTCCATTTCTGAATAGAGAATATGAGCAACTTGCTCTGATATGTTAATTTCCATTAAAACCCAAGCGTAATTATAGTCTTTACCCACTTTGTATATAATATTAGGATAGAGCAATGGACTAATTTCATTGTTTCTATACTTTGCAACTAATCGATAAGGAGTTTCTGTAATATCAATAACTTGAAATGCAGAGTAATCCCCACCCACACCTTTAGCCACATCGGCTACTAAACAATATGTATGACCAACTTGTGGCTCTACATATACATCAAGTCCATCTTTTTCATAGACTCTATTTGCTACACTCATCTGTGCAATAATATCTGCATTGATAAGAGTTAAACTAGATCCTAAGAACTTACATAATACCTCTTGGTTATATTTAAGTTCTCCAAGCATGGCTTTTTGTTCGTTAGCCCATACCTCATCACGACCTGGAATTTCCCAGTATGGGATAAACAAATTAACAAAACCATTTCGACCATTCTCAGCGTCATTCCAGAACTTCCAGAAATGATTATATCCTAGTGGTGTAGAACTTAAAAGAATTTTAGTAGTCTGACCAGCAGAAATCGTAGGGTAAACTGATGTAAAGAATTCTTCTGCAACATTGTTTGGAATAATTGCAGCTTCGTCAACATACAATAAGTTTACAGATTTACCACGAATACCAGATTTGCCAGTTGCAGCAGTAAATACTTTAGAACCATTTTCTAATTCGATGTCACCTTTGTTCCAAGTAGTGACACCTTGTTGCATCCATTTAGGGAGCAATTCATACATCGTTTGATAACGATCTAAAACCTCTCGTGCAGCTGTAGCTTTGTTAGCTAGAACACCCACATTTTTATTTGGTTGAAATAATGTATACCAAAGAATATACGCAGCTGATGTAGTCGTCTTTCCTTGCTGACGACCCTCCATAAGAATCACACGACGATTATTATGAATAACATCAATCTTTTTCTTTTGACAATCATATAGTTTGAATAATTGTAAACCATGATCTAGTGTCACAATATAACAATAGTTTTCAATAAAATAGATCGGATCTGCAGCACACTTCATATACTCCTTAACATCTTCAGGAGTAAATTGAACCTCAACACCTGCTGCTTTTAGATTCGAATTCGCATTATAAATTTCAGCCATATTTAAAAATTACTTGTCCAAGATTCAGTATCAACTGTAGCAGTAGTGACATCACCCTCTGCTGTATAAATTCTGTTAGGATTGCTAAAGTTTTCATTTTGTCCAACATTAGCAAATACTTCATCAATAACTTTCTTATTAGCCAATGGACCAAATAAGTTAGTTTTAAGTGTGAAGTTTAAAGTATGAGTTACAAACCTACGAGTTTGAAAATCTCCATCATACTCATCAGAAGAAGAAACACTATTTAAAACGATAGGAATGTCTAATTTAACATTCATGTCTGGAACAGCATTAATTGTAAGTGTATACTCTGGAGTAAATGTTGGAAGAATTTGTTCTAAAATTTGTAATGCGTCTTCCTGAGTTTTAGTTAAGATATACAAACTAATATCAATGTTATATGGAACTGGAGTATAAAGAGCATCCATTGTATTTGTTCCATCACCACATTTAATTTGTTGCATGCGATTTAATTTACGAGTAGAATCGTAGTTATACCCAAGAATTTCAAACGACATTCTTGGCAAAGAAACATAGGTATTATTCGTTAAATCTGGATCTTGTTCTATACGAACTAACCATTTTTCTTTTGGTGCATATGCAAGAGGTATTTGTAAACGCTGAATAGTTGTTCCTGTGACTGAGTCACCAGATTTGCGATCGATATAGATGTCACTGAACAAAGTGCCAAATGCTACGATGCACTTTCGAATAGTTCCGTGATAAAATACTTGATTGTTTAACATTATATTTCAGTATTCCTAGTTTTATCTACTTCGCCAAACGGATTTGACTCGCTAAACAGAACATCTGCAGCTTGAGTTTTAAATGTATTATTGTCACCATAAGAATCAACTTTATCAACATCTGCTTCAATAACAGCAACTGCTGCAGCATTTGAGCCACCACCTCCAGTGAACTGAACTGCTGGAGCAGTTTGATAACCTACACCACCATTTGTAACATCTACACGAATAACTTTACCTGCAGTAGAACCAGAACCGAGAACTGCAGTCGCAGTGGCATCTCTTCCGCTTGCTGTTACAAGAGTTACTGTTGGAGCAGTTGAATATCCAGAACCTTGATTCGTAACATTAATCTTAATAACTGTTCCATAAGGTGAACGAGTTGTATTTGTAGTAAATGACTTGAGAGATTCAAATGCATCTACAGCTGGAATTCCAGTATCAATTCTCTCAGAAGCATACTGGAACAATTCAACTTGAAGTTTATAAACATATAATTTACCAAGTTGATAAAATGGATCTTGATGAGTCACAAATTTAATCTCAAACAATCCTTTTGTTAATGGAAAGTAAATTAAATCACCTTCATTTGGACGAGTTGGAATTGTAGTTTGTCCGTAACGACCGACCAATTGATCCCATCTGCGACGAGCCACAACTAGAGTCGCTGACTGTTCCATCATTAAACCAAATTTTTGAATAAACGCACCTTGTCCACCAAGTGAGTCTACATTTTCAAAATACATTTCAATTGGAAATGATGAGGTAAATTGAGATAAACGATCCTCACCAAGAATATTATCTTTTGATACTAATGTTCTTGGAATGTAAAAGAACTCATTACCGTAAATCTTTAACGATTCGATAATAAGATCTTCAACGAGGTACTGCTCATTTCTAGTACCATGAGAAAAATAAACATTAGTGGTTGACATATTAACCTATGAAAAAGTCTAATGGTGCAGATTTATTTTGTAGAGTTTCTTCTAATTCTTTAATTTCAGTAACTGCTTCATCATATAGTTTATCACCATCTAATGTAACACCACCTGGAAGTTGAATGCCAGAAAACTTTTTAATGTTTGTTGCCCATTGTTTTTTAAACAATGCAGTTACATAATGTTTTAACCATGCCTCATTCCAAACTTTTGTAAACTCAGCTGGATCCAGTGCACGATATCCTTGGACGATAACATAATCACCAAGAGGAATGTCTTGTTCCCAGTTAATGTCTAGGTATACACGATTTGTTCTACGATTAAATCTAAACGATGTATGACCATTTAACTCTAAATCTAATAGAGCCAAATGACTCATTACAGTTTTGTAATAGATTAAAGAAGTAGATGTTAAATCGTATAGGTCATTCAAACGCAATTGGTATTGTAAGTCGAATATATTCTTAGATGACGATGCTTGACCTATAGCTAAAATTTTAGTGACACCATATACTAAATCACTCACTTCAATATACTTGTTATCATATTCTCGTTTTGTGATAGATACAGTTGTTGCAGATTGTCCTGATGTAGAACCAGAAATCGCTTCACCTGCTGTAAATGTTCCAACAATGTTCTTAACAAGAAGTAAAGTTCCAGAAGATAAACGATTTGTTTCTCTAACTACTGTTGCTGTTGCCCCAGATGTAGCACCTGTAATTGTTTCAGATAATTGATAGTTACCTGCAACAGAAGTAGTAAGAACAATTTCAGAAGCACGAATTGCAGATTTCATATAAATCTGCTCGATACCATCATAGTGGTATTTTCTCCAGTGCTCTAATGCCTCATCAATACGATCTTCTAATTGATCGTCATCCACA